AAAATTTAGAGGCTTTCGAGATCAGTCTTCGTCGAACTGAGCGTTGAACTCGTCCAGCAAACCTTTTTCCCGCAGGAAGTCTTCGCGCTGAGCGACGGCGGAACGGCTGATTGCGGCACAGGCCACGAAGGTGGTGACGGCTGTGGTGGCGATAGCGATTCCGACTTTGTGGTCAGCGGCGAACTTCTTGGCGGAAGAGCGGGTCTTCTTGATGATGTCCATGGTAGGTCCAATCGGTAGGGGTCTCATTATAGGCCGTGTAAACTGTGCGAGACCCCTACCGATCGAACAAACTACGCTTCTATATCCTCATCAGATGTGTCGTCCACGACCATCGGATCGTCATCGAACCATTCTTCGAGCTCACGATCCACGTCAGCCCAGTACTGATCGGCGTATTCCTTCGGTATGCCGCTCACGACTGCTTGTCGTCCTGCCGCAACTTCGCCTTCATTCGCTGGTTCTCCAGGACGATCTTGCCCACGACGTCGATGGTCTTGATCGCCACGACCACGATGCCGATCTTGAGGATGATGCTGTTGCGGAACTTGCGGAAGCCCTTGATGCCGTCGTTGATGTCTTCAGCGATGGCTCGGAGATCGTCCGTGGGGTTGAGCGTTTCGGATTCCTCCTCGGTCGTCTTGTCGTCCACCGGAGTTCCCTGTTGCGTGATGATCTGACTGCTCACTTCTCGTCCCCCTGCTTCTTACCGTTCATGCGCTTGGCGTAAGCGCGCTTGCTCTGGACACCTGCGGCAGCGTCGATGAGCTTACCGAGAGCGGCGACCGCGCCGGTGGTGACGACGACCACGAGCATCGGATCGTTGTCCCATGCTTCCTTGATCTTGTCCCACGCCTTCGGCTTCTTGAACCTGACGGTGAAAACCTTCTCCGACTCAGCCATGTTCAGTTCTCCTCGCTCAAGTCACCACTGAGAAGCCGCAGGACGAGCTTCCAGACGAGGCCGGAGAAGATCGCGACGGCAAGTGCCTTGAGCAGGATTTTTCCCGCCCTGCCACTCTTCTCGATTTCCTTCGTCATGCCGTACCTTTCTTGGGGGATGGAACGCCAAAAAGTAAACTCAAACCCCATGTAGGGATTTGAGCTTTGAACTTCCTGGTGGAGGGTGATCAGTCGTTGATCTCGGACTCGGGGGACTCGTCGCTCTCCTCGACGCTCTCGTTCACGAGGTTGCTGTAGTAGCTCTTGGCGGCAACGGCGGTGACGGTGGTCAGGACTCCGGCGGCGAACGCAGCAGTAAGCTTGATGCGTCGCAGAACGGTTTCCTTCTTCTCGTCAGCGAGGTTGGACGGCTTGAGGCTGTTCAGCTTCTCGGCGAACTTGGAGGTCTGGGGGGCGATGGAGATCACGGGGGTCTCAGAGGTCTTGGACATGATGGTTCCTTTCGTAGGGGTCTCATTATAAGGCGTGTTTTTCGTGCGAGGCTACGCCGAGACCGCACCTACGAAGCGGGTATCAGAATGGCTGCTCCGACGAGTAGCATTCCGAGAATCAACCGACCGGCGAATATGTTCGCCAAACCGGAAGCTGTGAAAGCAAGAACGAATAAGAACTTGATCGACGTTTTCCACATTGGAAACTCCTCTCGAAAATCCCCGCCGGGATTTTTTTCAAATCGAATCACTTTTTTCGTCGCGTCTAGTCGATCAGTCTGAATGCACAACCCAAGAGGAGAAGCATTAGTCCGAGGAAAGTCTCTCCGCTCAAAAGCATGACGATTCCGACGACGATCAGAGACACCGCTATGAACCAGGTCTTAGTTCTTTCCATTGCTCATTCCCATTTTGACAGTTAAACCCTAACCCCATGTAGGGGTCTTGGGCTTGAGATTACTTGTCGGTGTCGGCGCTCTTGGTTTTCTTGATGACGATCTGACTCACGGTATCGGCGGCCTTGTAGAGGACGACAGCTCCGATAACTGCGCCAGCGGCATACTTGACGAAGTCCTTCGCCAACTCGTTTACGAGTCGAGCAGAGGATTCGCCGATAGCGTCGGCCATGGTGGAGTCGGAGTCGTCGGTCTTCTTGGGAGCGCGGACGAGTTTGGTCTGGATCGCGAATCGCTTAAACATAGCGGGTTCCAATCGATAGGGGTCTCATTATATGGCGTGTAAACTATGCGACCCAGAAGGGGACACCCCTGGATGAGATGTCCCCTCTGGCTATCGAAGGTTGCGCTATTCTTCGTCAGTCTCCGGTTTCGGAGGCGTGCCGTCTTCCTCGTACGGACCCTGGATTGGGACTCCGTCGATTGTCGTTCGGCGAACCATGACTACTTCCTTTCGTTACCGCTCGTGGGCTCAGGCGGGGTCGAGCATCCACCCTTGCGGCAGCCTTCTGTGGGGCAGCTGTTGAGTGTCCAGGACATTTTTCTCACCTCCTCTCATGAGTTCAAAACAGTGGATACGGAATTATCCACCATTTTAAAACCATCGAGGAAACCTCAACCCCATGTAGGGGCTAGAGGCTTGAGATCAGTCTTCTTCGGAGTAATCGTGCCGATAGCCTTTCGTAGGGGATCTCAGTATAAGAGGTGTAATTTCTGCGACCCCCTACGAAAAACAGATGTTAGACGACGTCGAATTCGCCGGCCTTGGCGCCAGAGATGAACGCCTGCCATTCCTCTCGGGTGAAGCTGGCCGTACCAGCGTAGATATCGTTCGAGTTCCGGACGTCCACGCTGCCATCCGAATGGACTCGAGTCTGCACGCACGAATTGTTGGCGCCGCAGTGCGAAGAGATGTACCAGTCCTTGGCGATGCAGTCCATGATGCCTCTTTCGTTGTCGAGTTGGATGAGACCCCTGTTAGAAACCGTTGCCATTTTGACGAAAAGCATAAACCCCATGTAGGGGTTTAGAGGCTTGAGATCAGTCTTCTTCGGGGTGATCGTGCTTCTGGAGGATGAGGCAGAAATCTTCGACTTCGCTTGTCAGATGCAAAGTACGTCCCTTCATCAATCGCTCGGTGGCGCTTTCCGGAATATGGATTTCAGTGTCGCGCGCCTTGTCCCACTGCACCCATTCCTTGATCTGAGCGGAGTGCTCAGTCTTCAAGTGGTGGTTTGCAATGGCAAGGGCGACAGTCGTTCCAACGGAGGCGACGGCGATGATAGCGGGGACGTGGACTTCGATCTTGGATTTGGCGTCGGCGAACTTCTTCTTAAAATCCATGACGATTCCTTTCGTAGGGGTCTCGTTATAAGGGGTGTAATTTCTGCGACCCCCCGAAAGAGTGAAAAGACAAAAAATGAGAAGCCATGTAAGAGTTGCTAGCTCTCACACGACTTCCCATTTTGACTCAACGGTGCGGAGTGGATGTCACTTGAAGGACTTCAGGACCATCGATCCGGCTTTGGAGGTGACCACGTGGATACGTTCGTAGTTGATGATCGCGATGATGCCGACGAGGTGCACGGTGGCTGCGAGGATCTGGTCTCGACTGACACGCTTGTGGGAGGTTTCACTCTCCTTGAGCTTGTGCAGCGAGACGAGAATCTCGTTCAGCTTCTGGTACTTCTCGTTGACAGGATTGTCGATCTCAGCCATGAGCGCGAGCACACGGTGGATTTCCTCTTCGAGGGCGGAAGGGTCGGTCTTGAAGATCTTGTCGAAGCGGTACATCACTGTTCCTTTCGTAGGGGTCTCATTATAGGGAATGTAATCCCTGCGACCCCTGGGAACTAGTGTTGCGGTGCGTTCGGATTGACGATCGGAGTTTCGCCGGTGTCGCTGACCTTGAACGTGACGTCGCCACTCGCCGAGGTGAGGACGTCCTCGGGATCGCCGTTCACCACCAGCGAGATCTTCTTCGTCGCTCCCGAGTCGTCCACCTGTATCACGCCGGCGTACTTGGCGTCGCTGTTGTTGTACGACTTGGTGGACAAGCCGAGCAGCACTCCGAGGAAGGTGTTGACGGTGGCGATGCTTCCCGAGACCTGCTCGATGTTCGGGAAATGCCAGACCTGCCCCAGGCCGATGTACAGCGCCGCGAGAGCTGGTAGAGCGATCGCTC